AAAAAAAAGGAGCAAAAAACAAAATGCACATCTGCATTATCAGACCAAAGAACCGGAATTTATTACTATGTCTCGTAGACCCGGTATCGCTTCCGCGTGGTTCGATCAGTATAAAAGCGACGTATATCCGCATGATTCTGTCGCTTTGGAAGGCGGTTACAAAGTACCGCCCCCAAAATACTATGATCGTAAATACGAACTGACAAACCCCGAAGACCACGCTATACTCAAAGCTGTTCGCGTCGAACGCGCTAAAGCAGACCCGAACAATACGCCCGACCGGCTGTCGGCTCGGCACGAGATCCTAAAACGTCAACTCACACGCTTAAAAAGGGGATACGAAAATGAAACTTAATGCATATGCCGTTTTCGACAATAAAGCACTCCGATATCTAAATCCGTTCTTCATGCAATCTCATCCCGAAGCGATCCGTGCTTTCGGTGATAACTGCCTTAACAAAGAAACTACCTGGAATAAATACCCTACAGACTACGATCTGTACTTCATTGGGTATTTTGATCAGGAAAACGCAGAACTGAACAGCCTTCCAACTCCTCCGCATTTCATTGCCCGCGCTCTCGACTTCGTCAAACTGCCGATCCTCACGCCGGCAGAACTAAAAAATGGCTTAAGCCCTACGGGCGACGCCATACTCTCTAAATAAACTTCGCCCGGGGCGTGCCGGGCACTCAAGAGACCCTCGGGATCCGGATTATACCCGGCCCGGGGGTTCTCTCTTTACAAAATGGGGTGTCGGGGGGTACTATACCCCCTGACAACACTATCGGGGAATCCCCGATAAAAACTTCTTACAACACAGGAGAATGGCTCATGGAAAAAATTTCAGAAATTAACGTCACCGTCGCTGGTCGACGCATGCCACTTCGCAGAGTCCAACTTATCTGCGAAGATCCTTCTCTCACAAAACAATCTCCGTTCACGAAACAAAGCGATATTCGATACATTATCGAAAAAGCTACCAAAACAGGCGTCTTGGAAGTAAATTCCAAAACGCCTAAATACGGTGATTTCTCCGGCGTCACGCCGGATAATTACCTTGATTCCTTGAACAAGGTCACCGAAACTAAAAACCGCTTCATGTACCTACCGGCAAAAACCCGTGAACGATTCCAAAACGATCCTGCTAAACTACTTAGCTTCCTTGCTGATGCGAGCAATAATGAGGAAGCTATGGATCTTGGCCTCCGGCCGGAAACGCCGGAATATCAGGCCAAAAAAGCAAACATCGCCATCCAGCAGGAAGGCGATAAATCTAGCCCGGCTTAAACGCCGGGCCAAACTGCTTGCGCGATTGCGCGCAAGCAGATCAGCGCGCTAACGGCGCGCAACTATAGAGCGCTAACAGCGCGATATTACCGTTCTTTCACTTCTATCAATCGAACCGGCGAGCCTTGGGGAGCGACGCATCAGCGAATGCGACCCCGCGCGAGCCGGTAAGAAAAAAATTAAAGAAAGAAACTTAACTCTGTATACACTCCCCCCCGGTCAACCGGGGGGGAAAATCTAAAAAAGGGGGGGCAGTTGGACAAAAAACACTTGTTAATATATGTCCAACTGACACCAAAAACTAAAAAGGGGTAATTAGTATGAGACTTCCTCCGCTTGAATCCGCTCACCAGGTCTCCACGAATCCGGAACTTAATATCCTGAGAAGTACCTTCTCTCGCACAAAGACTCACAAAAGTACTTTCGACGCCGGGCAGCTAATCCCGGTATATCTCGACGAGGTACTTCCCGGCGACACTTACGAGGTTGATGCGACTATCTTCGCACGCCTCGCTACTCCTATATATCCGCTTATGGATAATATGGACATGGATCTCCATTTCTTCTTTGTTCCGAATCGTATTCTTTGGACGAACTGGGTAAAAATGATGGGCGAACAGACTAATCCTGGCGACTCCATCTCCTATCAAACCCCTATCGTGACCGTCAACGCCGGCGCCGGCGTTGGCTTTACTGCCGGATCACTCTACGACTATTTTGGTGTCCCTACGGAAATAGACGATATTTCCGTCTCAAATCTCCCTGCACGCGCTTACAACCGTATTTATACGGACTGGTATCGGGATCAGAACCTTATCAATTCGTTGACTAACGATACTGGCGACGGCCCCGATACAATCTCAAACTACGTTATCCGGAAGCGTGCAAAAAGAGCCGATTATTTTACAACGGCTCTTGCAACTCCTCAAAAGGGATCAGCTGTATCCCTGCCTCTCGGAACGTCTGCCCCTGTGCAGAACGTCTCCACAAATACCGCCTATTGGGCGGTATACACCGCCTCGACCAACGCTTTGCGTGGTACGGGCGAATCTCTCATCTGCGGTACTACAATTCCCGGCGCACTTGAGTCGTCCGGGACTAATATTCCGATCAAATTGGCTCCCGGATCGGGATCTCTTATTGCCAATCTTTCATCGGCAACCTCCGCAACTATAAATGAACTGCGCGAAGCGTTCGCAACGCAGCAGCTTCTTGAGCGCGACGCCCGTGGCGGTACGCGCTACCCTGAGATCCTTATGTCTCAATTCGGAGTAAACGACCCTTCGATGGGCGTACTCCAGAGACCTGAATATCTCGGCGGTGGCTCTGCCCCGCTTATCGTTACTCCTGTCGCTCAGACGTCTGGATCTGCGACTCCTAACTTCCTTGGCGAACTCGCCGGAACCGGCACTGTCACAGGACGCGCCGGATTCACCAAATCCTTCACCGAACACGGTTGGATTCTGGGTATTTGCTCCACTCGTCAGTATCAGACCTATCATCAGGGCATTGATCGCATGTTCTCCAGACGCGATCGCTACGACTTCTATATGCCCGTATTTGCGAACCTTGGTGAGCAGGCAATTCTCAAACAAGAAATCTATGCTACCGAAACAGCTGCAACAAATGCCGAAACATTCGGCTATCAGGAACGGTGGAGCGAATATCGCCATGCCCGTTCCCATCTCTCCGGCCTATTCCGGCCCAACCATGCTTCTACACTCGCTGCGTGGCACTTGGCACAGGACTTCGGATCTATGCCGACTCTCAATCAAACCTTCATCGAAGAAACTCCGCCTATGACGCGCGTTATCGCCGTCACGACGGAACCGCACTTTATTTTCGATTCGTACTTCCAGGTACGCGCTACTCGCGCCATGCCTCTCTATTCGGTTCCCGGTCTTGAACGACTCTAAAAAAACAGGAGGAAAATATGCTATTCAACAATTGGAAAAAGATGCTTTGGGCTTCTCTCGGCGCCGGACTTACTGCCTTACTGGAAGCCATCCGTATTCAAATCGGGGGCTAAATGGGCTTTCTAGCTGCTCTCGCTCCTGCTCTCTTGGGCGGAGCTTTAAACTTCTTTGGTCAAAAGAATGCCAACGAAACCAATGCTCGTATAGCCTCAGAGGCGTCCAATGCTGACCGCGAAGAAGGCCAACGTAACCGCGACTTCCAAGAGAGAATGTCAAACACGGCTCATCAACGCGCTGTCGCTGACATGCGCGCTGCCGGCCTTAATCCTATACTCGCAGCGACCAACGCTGCTTCTACTCCTGGCGGGGCGACTATGGGCTCGACTACCGCCCGTATGGAAAATAGCTTCTCTGAAGCTCTCCCTGTAGCCAAAGCTGCATATGAAACCGCGCTAACCCGCGAAATGGTCGAAACGGAAAAAACAAAGCAGCATTTGAACACCGCGAACGCAAAAGCTGCCGAAGGCTACATCGGCATACCCGGCTTTGCCCGGATGCCGATTACCACCGCGAAGGCGGGTTTCAAATCTATTCAAAATCAAATGAAGACTCCGATCTATAAAATGAGTCGGAGTAAACTCTCTGGACTTGCGTACAAGTCCGGGCAGCAATCGCCAATCTCTACACTTCACCAAAAGGAGCCCGCATGAGCGACTTCACCCGTAGCGCGAAGAAAGTACATCCGCGCAACGGATACCACCCGACGAGGACAGGTATTCGTCTTTAAACCTCTATGCCTTGTTTCACGCCACTCAAGGCATGGTGTTCGATCACGCAACGCCGACCCGCAACGGGAAGGCGTATAATATCGTTCCGCCCGATAGAATTTGTCGGCGGAACCGAAATACTCCAAGTCCCCTGCTCATCTTGCGACGGATGTCGCCTTGCACGCTCTCGGCAATGGGCAATTCGTTGCTGGCACGAAGCTAGTCTTTACGAAAGTAACTGCTTCATTACTGTCACATTCGACAACGCACATCTAGATCCGGAAGGATCTCTACAAAAAGCTGACTTTCAAAAATTTATGAAACGTCTGCGAAAACACTTCTACGGAAATTCGAAAGGCAATGTCCGATATATGCACTGCGCTGAATACGGCGAGAAATTCGCCCGGCCTCATCATCATGCTCTCTTATTCAATTTCGATTTTCCCGACAAAGAACTAAAACGAAAAACACCCGCCGGATGCTACGTCTACACATCCGAGATTCTTTCAAAACTATGGCCCCAGGGCATACACGAGATAGGTGATGTTACCTATAAATCCGCGGCCTACGTGGCGCGGTACATCCTAAAAAAAAGGAGCAAAAAACAAAATGCACATCTGCATTATCAGACCAAAGAACCG